CATTATCTAATCCTCGGCATTGGTTTTGAAAGTCTGTACTTATGACCCATTGCTTTTATAGCCAAGGCTATTTTAGCATCACGGTCTGCCACCTCTTTTTGGCTAGGTGGTGTTAAGCCATATAGTGATTTAATAACCATGTGTTCCACCTTAAAAGCAATTCGTATTGCAGTTGCCACGGCTATCGCAACAAGTCGTGCAAGTTACAAACTTACCACCAGACATAAATGTATGAGTAGTGCAGGCTGCGTATGCTGTTGCTGATACGACTAGTAAAACTAAAGCTATTAAAATTTTATTCATGATTGCTCTCCAAAGTTAATTTCATTTCGTCTTTTGCTTTTGTTATAGGTGCTGTGTAAGCTGGGTTAGATTTAACTATATTACGAACATCTATAAACACTCTTTGCAACTCTGCCATTGTTTTAGCACTACGGATCATAGCGACATAAACATTTACTGACTCTAGTTCTACAGAAGGCAAGTCTTCACCGGCATAGATATACAAACCTAAACCATGCAGAGCAATTGCTTTTACTAGGCATCGCTGTATTGATGTGTTTATTTGGAATGCGTTTGGTACTGGTATTGTCTTGTTATTGTTATCAAGGACTGGATGGATTTGGCTTAGTGTAATGCCGTCTACCGTAACAGCTACCTCAACAAAGTAACCACATTCTGTTTTGCAGAACGGTAAGCCATCAGTCTTAATAACTTCCCATGTAGCTGTTGGCGATGCCTTGCGTAACTCTGCTACTGCCCATGCCCAAGATAAGTAAGTAAACTGACCTTTCTTCTCTACGTGTTGATTTACATCTATACCACTTAGTGTTTTAAATACTGACATCTTACGCTCCAATTAATAAGTAAAAAAATGCTAATAATATAACCGCTAAAACAAAACACGTACCTTCTATCCAAGGTGTAAAGTCTGTTTTAGGTTTGTAGTTTTTGTAATCACGCATTTTGAGCCTCGCTTTCAATAGCAGACATACATACGTTAGCAAACGACTTAGCAAACACAATGAAATCTTGTGCGCTTTGCTCACGGTCTACTTTTCTACCTGCGTTTAATGAATTGTCGTATGCAATAACCATTGCTTTGAGAGTTTGTGCAATAGCTTGCTGGTCAGCGTAGTCTAATACGATTGAAAATACATCGTCTGCTGATGCTTGGAGGGTTTCTGTGACACGGTCATAAACACGTTCTTCTGCGTTATCGTAATGATTGTCACGGTCTTGCCAGTCTGGGTCATTAGTGCAACCAGGATACCAATCTGCGTTATAGTCCATTTTATTTCTCCTTACCGTTTCTATTAAGTTAATCGCATAACTTGCTGCGATGTGTAATAATGGCATACAATAATTAGCAATGCAAGCATTATTTATACATTTAGTGAAAATAATTATGAAAATATCAGAACACCAAGAACAGGTCATGTTAATTACCTGGTTCAGAATGCAATACAAGCAATACAAGTATCACCTATGGGCAATTCCTAATGGTGGATCACGGCACATAGTCACGGCAGTCAATTTAAAGGCAGAGGGAGTGCTTGCCGGAGTCAGCGATTTATTCTTAATGATTCCTAATAGTAAGTATCACGGAATGTTTATTGAGATGAAGGCAAAGACCGGCAGCGTATCTGATAAGCAAAAAGAATTTATGGCAGCAGCTAGTTCAATGAACTACTTAGCTGTTGTATGCTTTGGTTTTGATGAAGCAAAGACAGCAATCACAAATTACTTGCAAGAAGGTAAAAGTTAGTTTACATTATAGGTATTGGCTTGATAAACCAATACTACAAACGGAGTATCAAATGCAATTTAATTCTATTAGTTTTTATTCAATAGCGGAGTCGGTAACTACTTCGTTGGCTTCCGTGCGTGGTTTTTACTTGTTGGACTTATCATCCAGCCCGCTACTGAATAGGAACTAATATGAAGCGAAAAAGCATATCTAAAAAATTAAGATTTGAAATTTTTAAGCGTGACCAGTTTGTATGTCAATACTGTGGCTCACACCCACCATCAGTAATTCTTCATGTTGACCATATTATTCCCGTTAAAGAAGGCGGTGAAAATGATATGGATAACTTAATTACGTCTTGTGCAACTTGTAACCTTGGTAAATCTGCAAATTTATTGACAAGTATTCCATTAAGTTTAAAAGAAAAATCTGAATTAGTTAAAGAGTCTGAAGCGCAAATAAAAGCCTATTCAAAAGTAATGCAAGACAAAAAAGATAGACTTGATTATGAAATGTGGAAAGTTGCAGCCACAATTGAAGGCGCAGATTATATTAAACAATATAACAGAGCAGATTTAAAAACAATTGAGGTATTTTTACAAAGACTTGAGTTTAATGATGTTATTGATGCTGCAGAACTTGCATATAGCAGGTTTGTAAATGACGATTACAGTAAATTCAAATACTTTTGCGGAATATGTTGGAATAGAATTAAAGGAGATAATCATGGCTAGAGCAAGAAACATTAAGCCAGCATTTTTTCAGAATGAAGACTTAGCTGAGTTAAAACCAATTGAAAGATTAGCTTTTATAGCAATGTGGACTGTTGCTGATTATAGAGGTTGCATAGAGTATCGTGCTAAACGCTTAAAAGTTCAATTATTACCTTACGACAATTGTGATATTGATACAATCGTTACAAATCTTGAGCAGTCACGATTTATCACGACTTATAATGTCAATGGACAGAACTACATCAAAATACTTAATTTTGAGAAACATCAGAACCCACATCCTAACGAGAAGAAAGCTGGTAGCACAATTCCTGATATTGGTGAAAGTAATAGTAATATCAATGAGTTACAAATTATCGTGACAAATCACGACAAAGACGGAACTAATCGTGCTGATTCCCTCATCCCTATTACTGATTCCCCATTACCTATAACAAACACAGAAGTGCTTGAGGATTACTTTGATGACTTTTGGTATAAATACCCCAAGAAAGTAGGAAAAGAAGCTGCACGTAAGGCATGGAATAAAGCAAACCCAGACATTATTAAAGTTATTGATGCTATTAATTGGCAGCGAGAAACAAGACAATGGCAAACAGAGGATGGCAAATACATTCCTAATCCTGCTACTTACTTAAACCAAGGTCGCTGGATGGATGAAGCACCAGAACAAGCTGCACCATTCTAGGAGTTATCATGATTGAAACTGACAAAAAAGCATTTAAAGACATGGTAAACGCAGTCTTTACTATTTACGGCAAGCCATTACCAGAAAAAGAGATGCTGCGGATCTGGTGGTATAAATTAGAACGCTTTGATTTTACTATCGTAGGTCGTGCTTTTGATAAATGGACAGACACACCAAACAAGTTGCCACAACCTGCCGACATAGTTCAAATGTGTAAGCCAAGAGAGTCTGAGTATCATGCATTGCCAGCTCCGGTTAGTTACGCAGAGAATAAAGAGAACGTGGATAAGTTAAATAAGTTTATTGCAGAAAAGTTGAAGCCTAAGAATGACTTTCATGCCTGGGCTAAACGCATATTAAAGACTCCGCAAAACTTTCCGGAGATGTCAGTAGAGGCTGCTCGTAAATTGCTAGGTGAAAACTATGAAGTGGCTTGAACAAGACAAATACCATATTAGTTCTGGATCGTGGACTATAGCCAAATATTTCTCACCTACTGGAGTTAAGTATGGTCTTAGCAAGATGAACAAAAATCTTGGTTATTACGATACTTTAGAGAAAGCTAAACGAAATGCTAAAGATTAGTTGCATATTTTATACAGCGTGATATATAATAAATCATCAACGACAGAAAGGTTTATTAATGACACACACAGAGTTAAAAGAACTACGCAGTAAAACAGGTTTATCACAGAAAGAGTTTGGCACTAAGTTATTTAAGACTAGGGATAGCATTGCTAAGTACGAGTCTGGCAAGTTTACGATTCCTGCTTACATGGACATTTTAGTAAAGGCTGTATTTAGTGACTGAAGTTTCATGTAACGAATGGATTAAGCGTATGAAAGCTGCCGGCTTCACAGGTAAGTTTCGTGCAACTGATGGTGTAAGAGTATTTACTGGTGAAATTAAGTCAGAAAAAATTGAAACGGTGGTAGTGGCTACATCTCAAGAGTCACGCAGAAAGATAAAGGATATGTTTCATGGAAGTTAAGAATTTCAACATTAGCAATAGTAACTTGCCTTACTTGTTTGAAAAAATTAAGGCACTAGATTTATCGCTTGGCTACGTATGTAACGTAACAGTCAAATCACACACACGTAACCTAGATCAAAACTCACGTTTATGGAAACTATATGGTGCGCTTGGCGAGTATATTGGCGAGTCACCAGACAAGGTGCATGAACTAATGGGATGGAAGTTTTTACGCAGCCAGTCTGTAGTCAATGGCGAAACAATTGAAGTCATTAAGAGTACAACTAAACTATCTACCGCAGAGATGGCAGACTATCAACGTCATGTTGAAATATGGGCTGGAAGTATCGGCTTTGTCTTTAATGAGAACATATAATGAACTATTTAAGCGTATGTAGTGGCATAGAAGCAGCAACAGTAGCCTGGCATGACATGGGATGGAATCCAGTTGGATTCTCAGAGATTGAGAAGTTTCCAAGTCAATTGTTAGCACATCATTATCCAAATGTTACTAATTATGGTGACATGACAAAATTTAAGGAGTGGAATATCAATGAACCAGTCAACCTTTTGGTCGGAGGAACACCTTGCCAGTCATTTTCCGTTGCCGGACTCAGAAAAGGTTTGGCAGACCCTCGTGGAAACCTCATGCTCACCTATCTCGCAATGGCTGACCACTTTAAACCAAAATGGCTTTTATGGGAGAATGTACCAGGAGTACTCTCTAGCAACGGAGGACATGACTTCTCAGCCTTACTTCAAGGGATGGTTGAACTCGGGTATGGGGTCGCCTACAGGGTTCTTGACGCTCAACATTTCGGAGTGCCACAAAGACGCAGACGTGTGTTCGTTGTCGGATGTCTTGGAGATTGGCGAAGTGCTGCCAAAGTACTTTTTGAGTCCGAAAGCCTGTGTGGGGATATTACGCCGAGCAGAGAAAAGAGGAAAAGCTCTACCTCCTACACTAAAACTAGCTTTGGAGGATACAGCGAAGGAACTGGAACTCTTAGAGCCTCTGGCGGAGATTTAGGTGGTGGTAGTGAAACATTGGTTGCAAAATCAATAGCTCCTTATGAAACATCTGGAACTTTGCTTGCCAGGGATTACAAAGGTATTGACAGTTACGATTACTCTAAAATGGCTGTCCAAACTAAAGTCTATGAAACGCACCCTATGGATAGTCGTGTTAAAGAAATGGGCGATGTTTGTCAAACTGTTACTACTAGATGGGGAACTGGTGGAGGAAATATTCCACTTGTACAAAATATTGCTCATGCTTTTAAAGTGCGTGGTGGATGTGCTGGTGGTGGTAAAGGTTATTTGGGTAGTGATAACACAGCCTTTACTTTAAGCACAGTACAAGATCAACAAATTGCAGTTGCTTGTCTTGGTGGTCAACATCCAAATGCAGCAATAGGTGAGAATATAGCACCAACTTTAACAAGTGCAATGGGAGTTGGTGGAGGTCATGTTCCTTTAGTTAATTCAATGCGTGTTCGTAGACTAACTCCTATGGAGTGTGAACGATTACAAGGATTTCCGGACAGCTATACAAACACTCCTACATCAAGTGACAGCACACGCTATAAAGCATTGGGTAACTCAATGGCTGTGCCAGTAATGAGGTGGATTGGTAATAGGATTAATAATGTCTAAAATTACACAATCAGCTAAAGGCGAGAACTGCACAGTCAGAATTATTGGCTACTGCAACGGCAATCCAGAAACAACTGTTCTAGCGCATTTAAATGGCATTAGGTATGGACACGGTACTGGTCAAAAAGTAAACGACCTACACGGTGCGTATTGTTGCTCTGGATGCCACGATGCTATAGATGGCAGAGTAAGAACTAACCATACTAGAGATGAATTAAAGTTATCGCACCTAGAAGGTGTTATTGAAACGCAACTAAGATTAATTGAGAAAGGTTTATTATGATTGTCTTTCGTAAAAAAGTAGATGCTTGGGTAGTAACAGCTAGGGATTCAGAATGTCAGATTATCCACATTGGTAATTATCAGACACAAGAAGAAGCCAAGGCAGCAGAGCAAGCATTCAGAGAGAAAAGAATAGCAGAGTCATACGCACAACAAGAAGCAAAGCTAGACAGGTTGGCAAAAGAGATGGTTGCTAGATATAACGTTTACCTAGAATTTTGCGTATTACCTAAGACTCTAACAGACATGAAGCAACAATTAGATGCCGATAAGAATACTGCGTCTAATACTATTAAGAGCTTAATGGCTAGGGGCTTTATGAAAAGCATTGTTGTTACCGACACCGGCACACGTAAGTACTACAGCTTTGTCACTACTAAGCTAATGAGCTACGAGGATGCATTAGAGTATGTGTCACCTAAGAAATACAAAACTAAAGTTAGCGAAAATACACCAACGATAGAAG